CTTTGCGCGTTGCTAGTGCATCGGCATACGCATCAACTGAATCAAACTGTTCTGGCGGCGGTAACTCTGCAGGCGCAGGCGCTGTTTGCGCTTTGCGACTCTGCTCGCGTTCCCACTTCCTTTGCTCTCTTGCAAGCCTTTTGCCTACGATGGCATCCAATTCTTCTTGTGTGAAGGTCTTGGTCTGCTGCTCGTTTGGCTGGTCATTCTCCGGCGCTAATGTTTCTTCAGCTACAGGCTCTGCCGTCGGTGCCTGTTCTGGCGCGGGTGAATCCGCTAACTGATTTTGAAGCTCGTCTGACATTGTCGATTCCTAAAGAATCCCTAACGTACCGCGTTAGTTCGGTTTGGGGAGAATTTACTCCCAAATTACTGTTGCAGCAACTGTTCCGCCAATCGCCACATAAATTCCGTCGCGGGCGTACGCCCCGTCAAGCGGCAACATATACGATGTCGCGGCGGCGGGGGTAAACACGCCCAGAATAGTTTTGGTGGTTGTCGCGGCTGCCGAGTCGTAGACCGTGATGGTCGGCGTGCTCGATGCGGCGCTAACGAATATGCCTTTTAGCTTACCGGCCATCGGCTTGATGTTGGTAGACGCGGTGATGTAGGTGTAATTTGCCATGATTAGTTTGTGGTGTTTTTAACCAAAAGAATAATGAACATGCAAGAAACGCCATTGTTAGCCGCGCTGCCTACACCGGTAGCTTCAATATCGGTTTTTTCTTCTATCCGCAACGGGTACTCAAACACATAGTCTGCTACACCGTTGTTGACCGTGGTGACCGCTGCGGTGCGACGAATACCGTCGGTGCCTGCAGTTAACAGCCGCCCGCGAACTTGGGTTGACCCCGAGGCTTGGCCCGCAGAAAACAGCCCTTGCGACAGATAGCCGGTATAGCCTGCCGGAATCGTGTAGTGGCCGGTAACGGTGTTGTTAAAGTCGTACTTGATGATGTTGTAGACGGTTGCCGGTACACCGGAAGTCACCGTGCCGGTGCCGATATAGATGTCACCTGCGGCTGACTTTGTGCTACCTGCGGTTGCTACATAAGCGTAATTGACCCGCAAAAACGACTTCGACGTCAGCACTTCGGTTAACCCGTTTAGGGTCACCGTGTCCGTTATTTCGGCGTAGTTGGCGTCAAGCCCTTGAATGACGATCGTTCTCGCGCCAGTACCTGCCGAGGTGTCGTTGGCGTTGGTCGAACTTACCTTCATCTGCAGCGCAGCGGTTGGGTGCGCGATGATGGACGGCAGCGGCCAAACGGTTACTTCAGCCGTGTCAACATCCGCGTTGTAACCAAACACGGTGACATTACGGTGGTTAGGAATCTCGCTGCGTGAGACTTGTAGCTCAAACGGCTCGTTCTTACCAAATTTTGTCTGAGAAACCGGTGCGGTCATGCCAAGAACCTTAGTTTGTACAGCGTGGATAGGTACAGCCCAACAATCTCATCAATGATGTTCTGCAGCGGGCTGTCCGACTTATCGACCACCTTGTACCGCATCTCTTCGATTTCTTCAAGCTGGTCTTGCAAGAATTCCACAATGTTGCCTGGCTTCTTGGTCGACTGCAGCGAAATAGCGCCGATCAGCCCGTGACGGCCTTGGTAGGCTTCCGCAAACTTGTCCGCCAGATCAACGATCTCGTCGTAAAACGTGTTCAGCGCAACGTGTTTGGCGTAGCTACGGGTGTTCAGATGCACCGAATGAGCCACATCGCGGCCCAAAAACAGGATGCCTACAAAGTTTGCGCAGCTCATAGTCGTGGTTCCTCGGGCGGCATATTCAGCATTTCAGGTGGCATTTCAGCCGATTCCGGTGGCATCATGCCCATTTCCGGCGGTATTTGTTGCATGTCAGGGGGCATCATGCCCATTTCCTCACCCATCATGGGCATTTCGCCCGGCAGCTCCAAGCCACCTTCGCTCATCGCTAAATCGCCTGTGCTCATAATGTCGCGCAGGGTCTGCATGACGACGTCTTGCACCTGATCGGGTGACATGGCGGCGCCAACAGCCGACAGACGCTGTGTTTCGGCTTGATACGCCTTGATCTGGGCTTCGAAGTTCTTGCGCTCCAAGTCTTGGACTTCGATGGACTGACCGACGTTTTGCAGCATTTGTTGCATTTGCTGCAGCTCTTGGCCCATCGCTTCCATCTGCTGTTTGGCCATCTGCATTTCGGGCGACTCGTCGCTGCCTTCCAAAATCTTCGGGTCGATGATCTTGGCAAACCGAGCGGCCATCTCCTGCGCGCCAGGCCAGTCCATGTTCTTGATAAACAGATCGCCTGCCACGCTCCAGAGCTGCGGGTTGGATTGCAGAATCATGCCCATTGCATCCAGTGCTTCCTGACGCTTGGTCAGATAGGACGGGCCGGTGGTCACCACCACGTCGTACTTACCGACGCTAGGGTTGTAAATCTTATCGATGACGATGTCGTTCTGGTCGCGAATCTCTTTGACCGCTTCTTGCTGCATCGGATCGAGCTTGACCATCTCGGTGTCACCGTCGATGCCAATAATGCGAGCAATCCGCTGGGTGTCGTAAATCTTCGGGATCAGGCCAACAATTTGACGGGTAACGTGCCTAATAGCCCGCGCCAGATTGTCCACGTAATGATAAGTGCCAGTATCAGACTGACGCTCGCGCGCCATAATCGCTTTGCCGGATCGCTCGTTAGACGTTGCGCCCAAGCTCGTATCGTACTGGCCAGTCGTTGACTTGATATCATCAGACGCCCCCATCTTGGCTTGGATCAGCCCTGTCTGCGGCAGCGGCGGTGCAGCGCGCTGCGGTAGCGGCAGCACGGCGCCCGAACCATCCGTTACATCAGGGTTGACCTCCAGATACGGCCAGTTCTGCGTGTTGGCCGTCTTCCACTGCATCTCATAGCCTTCAAACTGGCCGCCATACCCAATAAACGGTGCCTTGGGCGCCAAAGCCAGCATTTCAGCTTCTTGGCTTGTCCAGTAGTTGTACATGCGCTGGGCATCCTTGGCATTACGCACCAAACCCGACACGTACAGCTTACCGTCAACTTCAAATTCGTTACCAATGACACGAACCACCGGAATCCAGTGGCCTGCCCAGTCGTTCGACTCGAGCATCTCGTAGCCGTTGGTCTTGCACCACTTGACCCGCTTGGCATTCACCTCGCGGGTGCGGATAGGCTTGATGCCCATCTGCTTCATCTGCTTGGCCTCGGGCGAACCTTCGAACGCCGTGATGTTGCCGGGGTACAGGTGCAGCGTGGCTTTGTCGTACTCGATATAGTAATACTCAGCAATCCTGACCGTATCCTGGTTGATCCAGACCGAGATTGACTGGTCGCCCACGCCTTGCGCTTGTAGCGTTGAGATGGGGCTGGCGTCTGGGAACATGCGCTCGTAGTCGGATCGCTGCAGGTCTTCGGTAATGAAGCACCACTTGGCATCCGCACCGCACGGGTCTTGAATGGTTGGGTCCATGTAGACCGAGAAGCTGTTGCGGATGCGTGCGATCTTGATGTCTTGATCAAACGTGTCGTCGTCGCAGTATTCCGTCAGGATACGGATGTACCCTTCGCCGTAGCTGACTTGGTTCTCGCAGGCGGTGTCGTAGGCGACGTCGGCGTCCGAGATGTATTCGATGTGCCTGACCATGCCGTTGTAGATTTCGGCGACTTCAGGGTCAGCGCGGTCGTCAGCGGGTATAACTTTGCCGCTCGGACGGTTTTGTCTTTGGTCATTGGTGACCTGCCGTACGTGCTGGGGCAGCTTGTTGATCGTCAGCGTCGGGCGGGCGTTGATGGTCTGCCCTTGCACGGCGCCACGCGTTGCCAACACGTCCGCTGGCCACTGCCAGTGGTTATCAGGTGAGCCTGCGTAGAAGCGCAGGTCGTCTAGTTCGTCTTCCCGGCTCTCAGACAGCGCAGAAATGGCCATAGTTAGCCGTTTGCGCATGGTCGACAACACATCCTGTGTGTCTTTCTTCATGTCGTCTGACGGCGGATTTCCGCCAATATCAGCGACTTTTGCTGCCTTATTTATGCCGGTGTAGTCCATTTATTTCGTCTTTTTGGCGGGTTTTGCCGCTGTTCGCTTGGTTGCGTACGCGATTGCGACTGCCTGTTTCACCGGCTTGCCGCTTTTGACCTCGGTACGGATGTTCTGTTTGAAGGCTTTTTCCGATTTTGACTTCATCAGCGGCATGTTACTTCCCCTTCTTCGCCGTTTTGGCCGATTGCTTGAACGCTTTAGCCGTCGGTGCGCCGGGGGCGCCGGGTTTACGCATCTTTTCGCCGCTTCCGGCTTTGATGCGCTCACGTTTAACGTGAATATTACTGTAAAGACCCGGTTTCGTTGCCATAATAGCTACCGCCTATTCTTTAAGTATGTATTTGCGTCTTCAGGTGTTTTTATGCCTAGCGCGTCGGGGTTTACCCCGGTGTCTCGCATAAAATACTCTTTCCACGCCGTAGGATGATCCGCCGATTTAAGCATTTTTCCGCTGGAAAGAGAAGACGGCCAGTGAAATCTATTTTGATCGTAGGGATCGCGCTCAGGCATAACGCCTGCTTTCCAAGCCGCGCGGTAATCGTAATCTTTTGAGTTTAAATCTGGCTCTTCGCCATACTCGCCTACAAACTCTTTAAACCAATCCGTGCTGCGAATCCAGTTCTGAAAGGCAGCTTCTTCGCTATTAGAAGATTTAGCTTTTTTACCTCTAACTTTTGTGTTTTGCGCCAGCGTATCCCCGTAGTTTGAGTACGGCATAGCTTTATCCGCAAGCGCGTTTAAAACTGGCGGCGATAAACTATTTAGCGGGAACTCCATACCTAGCACTTCCACCTTTTCAATGACGCTTTGGCACGTTCGCCATCCTTCGCCTTCGCCGCTACGGCACCCATGCGGGCACAGAACGACTTTTTACGTCCTTCATCCGCTTTCGTCTTCGGACTCGGCGCAGGCGGTTTCAAATTCGAGCCCGTCTCGCGGTTGTACTTCTCCCGCCCCTTGGCGGTCAGCCCCGCGCCCTTGCTGACGGGCAGCTTCTCGCCCCGTCCAACGCTTAGCGACACGCCTTTCTTAGCCATTACGCCCCCATCCAGCCGGTTGCGGCTGCTACGCGGGGCGTGTAGCCATCACTGCGCCGTGCGGCACGCTCATAGCCCGACTCGCGGCTGGCCACCGGGAACGCGAACGTCACCGCGAGGGCGTCTGCTGCATCCGGCGAGGCGAGGCCGCGTGACTTCATCTCTTTCTTGCCTTCCAAATAGATCGTACCCGACGAGTCGGGCTTCTTCATCGGGCCGGTCAAGTCCGCTTTCAACTGCCGATCGTTCGGGATGCTGGCCGTCTTCAGCCACTCCTTCATCGCGCCCCACATCTCGGCGCGCTTGTTACCCCACATGACCGGCTTGCTGGACTTCCAGCCGAAGTTCACTCCCCGCACCTTGTATCGCTGTTCTTTTAACCTGTCAAGTATGCCGTAGCCAAGACCACCTTCGTCGATAATTGTCAGTGCTGGCCGGTACTCCTCGATAGCGTCGATCACCCGTCCGACGGTCGTCATGGTGTCTTCGCCGTGGTACCGTTTGATCGCTACCAAGTCGCGTCCTTGCCGGACGACGATGACGGTTGCGTCCGCGCCGCCGCGAGCTGGGTCAACGCCGATAACAATTGGCGCCGTTTCGTCCTTGTAGCGTGGCCGATTGGCGGCGTCGTCGATAGCACTCGCACCAATAAACTGATCTTCGCCAGCCGATGGAAATTCACCGTAGACTTCAACCCGAGCCTGCGGCGAATCTTCGCCATACTCCGCAATGATCTGCTCATATATCTGCTTGTCCGTATCTTCGACTGTGCGTGAGTCAATGTTCTCCGTCTGCCAGAAGTTGCGCTTGGCATGGAAACATTCGTAGAAGTAGCCCTGATTACGCCGAGGGTTGGAGAACGCGAACCAGTACCGGTCTAGGATCGGTTCGGTAAAGAAGCCCGCACCGACCGACCAGATCGCGTCCGGTATACCCGAGGCCTCATCAAAGATCAGCATCATGCCGTCGTGGTTGTGCACACCCGCGTAGCTGTCGGGATTCTCTTCCGACCACAGCTTGCCTTCAGCCGCCCAGTAGCGCGTTCCCTTCTTCAAGTCGCGCTCGACCAGCTCGGTTAGCCACTTGGCAGGCGTCAGCTTGGTGGCGCTGATCTCCCACCAGTGGTTGTTGATCACCATCGCTTGCCACTTAGTCAACTCACCCCAAGTCACCGACCTGAGCTGCGCTTCACTGTTGGCTGACACGATCACGGACGAACCAATGCGGGTGGTCAGCATCCACAGCACCAGCCAGCTGACTAGCGCGGACTTACCGATACCCCGGCCAGATGCCACCGCAGTTCGCAACGCGTCCATGTCGACTTGACCTTTGTTGGTCTTAATGTGCGTGGCGATGCGTCGCAGTATCTTGCGCTGCCAGGTGCGCGGGCCTTTGAACTTGGCCAGCGGTGTGTTGGCCTGCCCCCACGGAAAGGCGAACAGCACGAACGCCTCGGGATCGTCAGCGATAGTCGGCGCCCAGAGGCGCGACATCAGGAGCTGTTCGCCCTCGGCGTCATAGATCGGCTGTTGCGCCATTATTTAACCCCAACGTATCCGCGCACTCGATTTAAGATATCTAGTTGTTGGGGCGTATACATTTCTTCCGCGTTATCCCATTGGTTAAACGTATACCCCCTAAAAAGTTCAGGTAGCCCCGTGCGCTCTTTCCATTGTTCGTAGGGGCGTTTTTCGCCGTACTTTTTGCGATGGACTTCATACCTTTGTTTTAGCACGGCAGGGTCAACATTAGACTCAAATTCAGTATATAGCGCTTGTAACACCGGGTCATTTTTAACCGCGTGATGGCTTACATAATCCGCCAGCACATCTACAGGCCGCACTTTATTACTAAAAATTTGCACGCCTACGTTGCCCATTGGCAATTGTTTGGGGCGTGGGCTTTGCGGTGCGCCGGGTTCGTTAGGTGGGTAAAACTCCAGCAGTCTAGATTCTTTAGGGTTTGGAGTAACTACGCCGTAAAGATTTTTATCTTGTAAATACGGATAGTCTTGCAGCGCGCGGTCAAACGGCGACATAGGCGCAACAGTGTTGCCGCGAGTGCGTAGGTTATTAGCTGGCGTGGGCGCGAGTGCGTTCTGTGGCATGTTCCAGATACTCCGGTTGCTGTTCGGTGATGAGACCGTCGATCACGCGTTCCTGCGCCTGTTGCAGCGCCTGCGTGATGCTGATCCGGTTCGTGATGTCGACACTAATCTCTTGACGTGCTGTCCAGCCGTGGCTGTGCTGCAGTATAGCCAGCGCCGCCTTACTGTCGCCAGCGCGGGCTGCCTCACGCAAATGCATGGACGCCTCCATTTCGGAGTCAGCGCGCCCCTTCTGTTCTGCCATCGCAGCCACCGGATCCAACTCGCACAGCTGTCTGTATTCGGTGGGCAGCAATCCAGCCGCTAACGCCAGCGAGTCACCCTTCAGACCTAAAGCAGCGGCGTCATAGATCGCTTGGAGACGCGCCTCTGTCGCCTCCACTTTGCGTGGGGTGAACGGGATGGATTTGAACATGGCTTGATGGTAACGGATTTTTTAAGAAAAAATAAAAAATTTTGTGCAACACCTCCGTGGACGTGACCGGCCAGGCGCGGGCCCCCACCCCCCCACCCAAAAGTTAGTG